CGTTTGTGCAATGTACCTGCTTACTACATTTCAGCAGATCAAAACAACAGCATGACATACGCCAATGTTCAAGACGAGAGGCGTCAGTTTGTTTCGCTATCCCTGCAACCTTACATTTCTTGCGTCGAGTCTAGACTTAGCATGGACGATCTGACAAGCAACACACAATTTGTAGCGTTCGACATGGACTCAGGATTTTTACGAGCTAATCCATTAGAGCGATTAGCAGTAATTGAAAAAATGTTACAACTAGAACTAATCACCGTAGAACAAGCTAGAGAAATGGAAGAATTGAGTCCTAATGGAAATAATTAACTTTTCAGCTGAATTGACAGCTGCCGACTCCGAGCGTCGTATAATTGGCGGTCAAATAGTACCTTTCGAAAAAATTGGTTACACAAGTATAGGCAAAGTAGTTTTTGAAAAAAATTCAATAACAATAGATTCATCAAAGCGTCAAAAATTACTGCTTGAACACGACCCAAAACAACCTTTAGGTTATTTGAAAAAAGATTCAATCCAAATGTCAGATGACGGAATATATGCAGAATTTAAATTAAGCAATACTAGCCGAGCCAATGACGCTTTAATTGAAGCTTCAGATGAGTGGCAATTACGCAACGGGTTGTCTGTTGGTGTAGAAGTTATTGCTGGTAAAAATAAAGGCGGCGTTTACTATGTATCAGCTGCCAATTTATATGAAGTTTCTTTAGTACAGGCTGCTGCCTTCGGCAACGAAAATGCAGGTGTGTCTAAAGTCGCTGCGTCACAAGACGCAGAAGTTACAACCGAAACCAAAACAGAAAATGAGGAAATTGTGGAAAACACAACACCTGAATCTGTTGCGACTGAGGTAACAGAGACCCCTGCGGTTGAAGCCTCTGCTCGTCCAACAGTAGCAGCACCTATTTACACTAAGCCTCGCTTAGAGTTCACAAAAGAGAAGTTTCTAGAAAACACTCTGCGTGCGCAATACTTAAATGATGACGCAGCTCGCCAATACATTGCAGCAGCAGCAGATACAACTGACAACGCAGGTTTAATCCCAACTCGTCAGTTGACTGAAGTTATCAACCCATTATCAAACGCTGATCGTCCATTTATTGATTCAATCTCATCAGCTGCTTTACCCGACGCGGGCATGTCTTTTGAAATTCCTAAATTAACTCAGACCCCGTTGGTATCAGCAACAGCTGAAGGCGCAGCACCAGCAGAGCGTGACCAAAATGTTGCGTTCATCAGCGTTCCTGTTGCTAAGTACGCTGGACAACAGACTTTCTCTGTTGAGTTGCTAGATCGCTCATCACCAGCGTTCTTCGCAGAATTAGTTCGTCAAATGGAGTTTGCTTACGCTTACGCTACTGACGCAGCTGTAGGAACAGCCTTGATTAACGGTGGAACAGACGGCGGTAACCGCACTCTGACAGCTGCTAATATCCAAGACTTTATTTCAGACGCTGCTGTTTCTATCTACAAGGGAACACTTGGCTTTGCTGAGAATATCGTAGTTTCACCTGAGCAATGGGGTAACTTAATGGGTCTAGTAGACGGTTCAAACAGAGCTGTATTTACTCAGACAATCAACCCACAAAATGCTTCAGGTAACCTAACACCTACAAATATCCGAGGCAACATTGGCGGATTAAACCTTCGTGTATCTCGTGCATTAACTGACGGTTCAGGCGTTGGCGATAACACAATGATCGTCATTAACCCACAGGCTTACACATGGTTCGAATCAAGCAAATATCGCTTAGAGACCAGCTTAATTTCAACAGGTTCAATTTCTGTTGCATATTATGGTTACGGCGCAATCGCAACTAAGGTTGGCGCAGGTTCATATCGCTGGATGGTTGCATAACCTTCCGTTAAAGGAAATAACTGTGTAGGGGCGTTGGAAGCCTTCGCCCCTATACTCTAAGAAAGGACAACATGGCAGCAACAACACCAACAGTCGCTCAGCTTCGCAGCGCACTTGGGATAGGTACTTTGTACACAGACGCCGTTGTTGATGAGGTGGCGCAAGCTGCTCAGGATATTGTCTTTTCATATTTATGGAAAAATGAATTAAATAACTACGCTCACAGTAACATTGTTGGTAGCGGCACATTGTATTTTAACAACTCGGTAAGAAACATTTTTTATGTTGGTCAAACAGTAGCAATTACAGGTAACGGCGCGACTTTTGCAGGAAATAAAGTTATTACAAGCATGACTGACTTTAGTATTACAGTAACTACTTCACACACAACGCCTGAGGATATTCATGCTGTTCAGCCTTTTGGCACAGTAGCAGGTACTCAATACACAAACTACACAACCGTAGACGCTGTAAAAAATGCGGCACTTATGGTGGCTATTGACATTTGGCAAGCTCGCCAAGCAAGCAACGCAGGTGGCATATCACCTGATTTTCAGCCTTCGCCTTATCGTATGGGCAATACATTAACTGCAAGGGTACGAGGTTTATTAGCACCTTATTTAAGTCCTAATAGCTTGGTTGGGTAGTATGCCAGTCGCCGTTACGACGCTGCGCTCAACCCTTGCGGCTGCGTTAGAGAACGCAGGGGTGTGGCAGACCTTTTCCTTTCCACCTGCCACACCCATTGCAAACTCAGTCATAATCCAGCCTGATGACCCTTACATTGAGCCAAGCAATAATATCTACTCAACAGTAGCCCCTAAAGTAAATTTTAAGTTAGTAATGATCGTACCTATGTTTGACAATCAGGGTAACCTCAATGGTATTGAGGATTTAGTATGCGGCGTGTTTAATAAACTAGCAGCCAGCACTACCCTTAAAATAAGCGTTGGCAGTATCTCAGCACCTAGCGTGTTATCAGGCGTAGCTGGTGAGATGTTAACAAGTGAGATGTCCGTCTCAATCATGACAAGTTGGAGTTAAAATGAGCAACATTATAGATGTTCCTTCCGAGGACAAGGCTTGGCTTGAAAAAGTCGGGCAAGTAGCACCAAAAACCGAAAAGCCACAAATCGTAAAGAAAGACGAGGAATAATCAATGGCTGTATTTCTAAATAACAAGGTCGGCGTAAAGATTAACTCAGTTGATCTGAGCGATTTGACTACTGCTGTAACACTTAACCGTTCATTTGATGAGCTAGAAGTAACTGCAATGGGTGACCTAGGTCACAAGTTTGTAAAGGGTCTAGAGGCTTCCTCAGTAACCTTCTCATTTCTAAATGACACAGCTGCAACCAAGACACTTGCAACTCTACAAGCTGCATGGGGTACTTCAGTAACCTGTGTATTGCTACAAGAAAAAGGCACAGCTGTTAGCGCAACTAATCCGCTGTACACTTTTACAGCACTAATCAATAACACTACTGACATTAACGGTGCTGTTGGCGACATTGGTATGCAAGATTTAACATTTACCATTAACGGTGCAATTACCGTTGCAACAACAGGTACTTTCTAAGGAGAAAAATGCTAGGACTTAAAATCACCAAGGCTTCAGGTGAGGAATCAACACACGAAATCTCACCAGCGATTGAGTACGCATTTGAACAACAATTTAAGGCTGGTTTTCATAAGCGTTTTAGAGACGAAGAAAAACAGTCTGATGTTTATTGGTTAGCGTGGGAATGCCTACGCCGATCAGGAGAAACAGTTAAACCATTTGGGGAACAGTTTTTAGAGACCTTGAAAAAGGTAGAGATTGTAGACGCTGATACCCCAAATGGGTAACGAGGTATGACCTCACTTATTTAATTGCTTCACTAGCAGTTGAGACAGGTATACCTCATAGCGAGTTTATTAACATGGATAGGTCAATGTTCTTAGCAACCTTGGCTTATATGAAAGACAGAGCGCAAAGGGTGGAAAATGCCAGTAGAGGTAAAAGGTCTCGTTGAGACCCAAAAGGCATTAAGAAAACTTGCGCCTGATCTTTACCTTGAAATGCGTAAAGAAATCAGAGTTGCCTTAAAAGTCGTATCTGACGACGCTAGGTCTATGGTTCAGCCAACAGTTTATGGTTTGTATAACTGGCAAGCTAGTGGCGCACAAGTCAAATCCCGTACGGGTCGTGAGCGTGCCTTTCCTAAATATGACCCTAAAGTTATTCGTAAAGGATTGACTTACACACTAGGTAAAGGACGGCGTAACAGCGCAGGGTTTGTAGGCTTATATAGCTTATTAAACAAGTCTGCCGCTGGCGCAATTATTGAAACTGCTGGACGCTTAAATTTTAACGGTGATAGCGATAGTCAAAGCAATAACCCTAATGCTGGCGCACATTTTAATAGAGCTATACAAGGCACTTACGGTGGGTTTGGTAAGAGTGGTAGTAGGCGTGAGGACAGAGGTCGTCTTATTCACAAGGCTTATGAAAGAGATCAAGGCAAAGTAACGGACGCAGTATTTAAGGCAATAGCCAAGGCAGAGCATAAGTTTATGACGACTACCAAAACTGATAGGTATGGTTTAGCAGCATGACAATTAAATTAGACATTGTTTCTCAATACACCGATAAAGGTAGTAAGAAAGCCAAAAAGGATTTAGACGGATTAACGAGCACCGCTAAAAAACTAGCTGGTGCTTTCGGTGTGGCTTTTGGTATAGGTGCAATTAAGAACTTTGCTGTGGCTTCTATTAAAGCCTATGCAGCTGATGAAGCCGCAGCCAAGTCATTAGAAATGCAGTTAATCAACACAGGCAACGCCTTTGCTACTAAATCTGTTGAGGATTATATTGCGTCCTTACAAAAGACCTTTCATGTTTTAGATGACAATTTAAGACCTGCGTATCAGACATTACTGACCAGTACAGGCTCAGTCTTAGATACTCAAAAGGCATTAAATGTTGCATTAGATGTAAGTGCTGCAACTGGCAAAGACCTACAATCAGTAAGCCAAGCCTTAGCCAAGGGCTATAACGGTCAGACCACAGCTATACAAAGATTAGGTGTTGGCATTGATAAAGCCACATTAGCCTCAGGCGACATGAACAAAATTTTAGACATATTAACAGGCAAGTTTAAAGGGCAGGCTTCAGTAGCGGCTGATACCTACCAAGGCAAGTTAAATGCTTTAGCCATTGCTTCAGCCAATGTTAAAGAAATTATTGGTAAGGATTTACTAGACGCTATTTCTTTGTTAGGCAAAGACGGTTCTATTGACAGCGCAGCAAGTTCAATGGAAAATTTGGCAAGGGAAACAGGCAATGTAATTTACGGTTTAGCAGACTTAATCTCTAAGGCAAAAGAATTGTCTGGATTAGGTGGCGACGGTAAGGGTAGTTTCTTTATGGCTATCCCTGTGCTTGGTGCTTATTTAACAATGTTGGCAGAATATGGTGCAGCACAAAAACCTAAACCTGCGGCTGGTCGTACTTTTCAAGGTGGACAAACTTCAAATGATGTTTATATTGCTAATCTTAAACAGGCTAAAATTGAGAAAGAGCGTTTAGCAGCTCAAAAGAAACAAACAGATTTACAAAAGGCTCAGTTAAAAGCAAGTCAAGAAGCTGCTAAGTTAAAGAAAAGCCAAGGTCTGTTAGATATTCAACAAGCAGGAATCCTTGTTGCCCTTCAAGGCAAAATCTCAGAAAATGAAAAACTACGCCTAGAGTTACAGCTTGCATTATTAACTGGCAACAGTAAAGAGGCAGACCGCCTAAGCAATGAGTTGCTATTGTCACAAGGTCGCATTACTGGACTAGCCACCTTTATTGCTAACCTACCTAAAGCTTTAAACCCTTTTGCGGATTATCCTGCTTATGTACAGGCAGCCTTGGCTGAGTTGGCTAAATTAGCCGCTGCACAAAAGGGATTACAAGTGCAGCCTTCAGCTGCGCCTATGAAAACATTAGAACAGGCAAGAGTTGAAGCTGTGGCTGGTGTGGCTCAGGTAACTGGTATCTACGAAAGCCTAATGGCTAAGATTGCAGCAACTACAAAGGAAAGCACACAGGTAACAAACATTACTGTTAATGGTGCAACCTCAGGTCTATTGGCTGAATTACAAAATGGCTTAATAAACAATTCAGCTTCAGGTAGTCAGTCCAAGATAAATAGATTGTCACTTATAGACTAATGGCATTACCAGCGCAACTTAATGTAAGCCTAAACTTTAACTCAGGCGCAACCTTCGGCAACCCGTTTACCATTGGAGACCCTGTTAACGGCAGACTTGGCTTCGGTATCCTTGGAGACGGCACAGCACCTGCGTTAGTT